GAATAAAATCTAATTTCTTCACAATGTTTTTTTAAATCATTCAAAAGTTTAGAATGTTGGTTATTTGAAATAAATATTAAAGGAAATGAATTGGTTTTATTATTTTGTTTATAAATATCCATGATATATTTTTTTTCAGAAGTAAGAGAAATATTTTCTGTTTCATCAAAAATTAATGCTATTTTATTATTTTTATCTTTATAAAAATTTAATTTAGATAATATAGAATTTTCCTGATTATAGTATTCACCAAAATCATCTAAATTTCTAAAATCTTTAATTTCACTAGGATTTACTATTCTTACTATGTATCCCGCATCCTCAAGTATTAGTTTTACAGTTAAAGTTTTACCAATACCATGATTTCCGCTTACAATAATAGCATTATTTTTAGATTTTTGTTTTAAGCTTGTTATCCAATCTTTTATTTTTTTTATTTGTAATTTATGACCTACTATTTGTTCAAGACTAGTAGGACGATATTTATTTACCCACAAGGTATCCATTAATAAAATACCAAATTTTTGTCTAAATAACTTTAAAAAAGTTTAAAAATATTTAATTTTATAAAATAATTTCTATTATAGTATATATACTAAATGGACTATAATAGAAATGAATCTAGAAAAAGCTCTTCAGTTGACGATGAAGTACAAAAACTTCTTCGTAGAGGAAACAAAGTATCATCTCAAGACTTTATGAGATTAAGATCTATGTACAAAGATGAAGAAATTGTAAACAAACTCCAAAATGCTTATATCGAAAAGCAAGGTAACATTGTAAAGAAAGCCAAGAAATTTGCTCAACTCATTCGTGAAAAATACAGTGAATCTCAAACTCCTTTTCATTTACTCTTAGAAAAGGCTTACAAATACAAGACCAAATACGGTTTAACCGACGACGAATTTGCTGAATTCCAAAGAATCTATGAACAAGAATTAGTTGGCTTAAAAAGTGTAGAAGTATTACAACCTGCCACTAATTTAATGAAAGTATTAGGTGGTGTAACTTTAGATTACCATGGTTTTGCCAATAAGCTTAATGATGTTGACATGAAATATTTACAAGAATTAATGAAACTCCATGCCTCTTCCAGAGCTTTACACGCCCAAGTTTTACTTCAATCCCTTCAATACACCGATTGTGATTATGAAGCTTTAACCGGAAGATACAATAGAGATTTACACAGAGTTGGCGAACACATCCACCCTGTAGTAGCTGCTCTTTTCTTACCTAAATTCCCCGTAGTAGAAAGCCACTTTTTATTTTCTAACATTGCCGGTATTGTAAAAGCTAGATACAATGGTGAAGCCTTAGAATCTCGCCCTGATTACGAATTATTCTATGCTTTAACTACTGATCCTAATGATGTAGTATGTGATTCTAAATCTACCATGTTAGATTTATTAAACAGAGCTCAACTCCAAACTCAACTCTGGAACAATGTTTTACACTTAAGAAACGGTCAATACTACAATGCTTCTTTCAAGGATTTAGTAACTGCTGTTGACATGTGCAGACTCAATAAACAAGATACACCCGACTTAGTATACGGACGCTACGATGGTGTAATTGTCAAGAGATTACTTTCTGCCTTTTCTTTCAGACCTACTGTAGTAGCCACTACTCCCCTCTTAATGAACCCTGTTTCATTCAATCCTTATGCATTTAATGTAAAACCCCAAGTAACATCTGTTCCTATGATTAACATGAGATTACCTCCCGTTTCTAGCAACAACTCTGGTCCTGTAGACTTAAACTCTGCCTTAGAACAATCCCAATTCTTCTTAGAAGGCGGTGCTATAGTACCCAAAAACACTTCTTTAATCTGGTCTCGTGGTGTATTGATTTTCTATGTTGACCGCAGAGCTACTAACATCCAATTCAACAATCAATTACAAGCATTCTCTATGTCTCAATTACCTAACCCCATTGCTGGCTTTGAAAAATTAAACACTCGCCAAATTAACTACGATAATACTATCCCTATCAGAGATGAAAAATATGAATTAAGATCAGTTGTATATTCTGATGTAAATATCAGAGATGGTAAAGAAACTGATTTAGTAATTGGTTCTTCTGCTTTAATCAGACTTCCCGCAAATCAAAAGAGCGGAAGAGGCAGTGCTAAACATTTATGCTATGATCCTTATGGACCTGTAAATTCTCGCTCAGGTTTATCTGATGCAGACACTAACCCTCCTATTACTTCAATCTCCGATGAAGATCCTAAATTAGAATTAAGTTTCCGTGGCTTAGCTGTAAATAGAGGTACTATCTTTGTATATGCTTCCGATGGTGACATTGATAAAAAACAAGAAATTGCCTGGTAAATTAAAAAATAAAATATTTTATTAATTTTTATAAAATTAATAAAAAAAAATCTTTTCATATAACATTATTATAATTTCATTAAAATTCATTAAAATTCATTAATATATTGTATCTCAAGTGCTAAAGCACTTTCGCTAGCGTTTTGTTCCAAAACTTTATTAGTTTAATCCAATAATTAATTTCATTAAAATTCATTAATATATTGTATTAGTGTAATCAAAACCCATCAACCCTGGCGACCCTTGAATATCGGATTTACTATTTTTTTGTTCCTCGTATACAAGTTTTGAAATAGGTAAAGGTTTCATGTGAATTATATTATCAATAGAAGGTAAAGTTCTTTCAATACTTTTAGTATTTATTGGTAAAGGAGGTCCTACAGGTTGTGTAGATATATCTCTTAAATAACCTACTTTTTGGTCAACATTAGAAATGACAGTAGGTAAAATTTCTCCAACAACTGTACAATTTAAATCTTTAATTTGACCAGCAATATCAAAAGGTAAATTTCTTCCATATTCAATGAAAACATATCTCATTACTATTATTAAATCTTCTTCTTTTTGAGGACAAATTTTAAATTTTTTTTTACTTACTTGATATACTCTTAGTATTAATTGTTTGTTTATTAAATCTATATTTTCTTTAGAGAAAAAATTTGATTCTAATGCTCCTATTTCATCTTGATTCATTTTTAGTTCATTTTTAATCAGTTGATTTCTTAAAGCTTTACCTTTTTTATTATCAGAAAAATATCCTACAGGAAATTCTTCAAAATTATATTTAGGATATCTTTTTCCAGACATTAAAATAAAATAGATAATATTTTTTAACCATTTTAATTTAATAAGTATAAGTTTCTATTATTGTAATACCTTCTGGTAAAACATTTTGAAAATAAGAAAATAAGGATGATGGAAATACTTCTACAGATTCTAAATTATTTGTATTTCTATTTCTTGTTACAATAATTTTTTTATTTGCATTACTTCCTTTATATAAAACCCATTCATATTCATCAAATCTATTTTGTCTTATCATTAAACTTCCTCCTAAATATGTAGGTTTTCCAAAAATACTAAAGTTTTCTCTTTCAAATTTAGTTAATAAAGTACCAACTTTATTATTGAAAAAATTACCAAATATATTAGGTATTATATCAATTATGTTTGGATTTGATTCTAAAGCTTTATATATATCATTAATTTGTTCCTTTACTTTATCATCTAAAGTATTACCTTCAAATACTTTACCATGATTTGTCATAATTTCTAATAAAGATTTGCGAATTAATTTATCAAAATCATTTTTATCTCTATTTTCCTTATATATATTTCCATAAATTTTAAATCTTTGTTCTTCACTAGGATTATAATTTTGTATATCAGCATAATTAGAATCTATCACTAACATATATCCATAATTAGGTATATAATAATCTATTCCATTTATTTTATATACCCAACAACTTTTACCAGTATTATCAGTTTGAACATCTTTAATAAATACATTGTTTTCTAAACAAAAATTATCAAAATAAATACCACTTCTTTGTAAAATAGCACAAGCATATACTAATTGAAATAAGATAGAACTCCAGATTTCTGGATTATGATATCCGGTTGATATCATTTTATCGACTGAACCGTATGATTCGTATATTTTAGTATTCCATTTTATAATATTTGTATTAGGTGCTTCTGTTAAAGCTATTAAAACTTTATCATCAGTTTTAGTTAAATCTGCTAATTCTACTTCACTTATTTCTTTTTTAACTTCAATAACATCTGATTTTAATCCATTTAATTGGTCTGCTAGTTTTAAAATATAATCTTTGTTTGTTATTTCATAATCTTTAACCATTCTTTGTTTAATCATATCATACCTTTTTACTCCTGGAAATGTAGGATAGGCTATGTCTTCTAATGTTAATTTATATCTATTATTTATTTTTTTATTATTTTCTATTTGATTTTGAAATTGTACAGGCTCTTTTTCTCTTTTTATAATATCTATTTTATCAAAACCAATTTTAGATTCAGCATCAAATACATATAATAATATATTTATAAAATTTGGTGATGTTTTATGTGTTATTATACTATTTACCCATTCATAATAATTTACATCTCTCCAAACATCAAAATTTTCACAATTTAAATCTTTTGTATTTTTACATCTAGCTGCACCAATAGATAGTTGATAAATTCTTATATTAATAGCTACTGATGTAGGAGTTGCTTTTAAAGCTCTATCATCTTTATTATATCTTATGGGATAAGCACTTCTAAATAATAAAAATCCATTTGGCATATCATCATATGGATTGCCCTTTAATCTATATGGATTTATATCATAAATTTTTATCCAAGATAATAATGATTTTTTACTTCCTTGAATTGTAAAATGTTCTCCATCGTATTTATCTAATACACTATTTCTTAGGAATTTTTTAATTACTTCTCTTTCTTTTAAAGTTAAAAAAGAATATACAGTTTTATCACTTGGTAATACATCTTCATAAATTTTGTTAATATAAGAATGATTTCCTAAAGGATCGCTTAAAGAAATATTATAAATTTTATTTATTGGAGGAACCATTGGTACAAGATTATAAGGATACATCTTGTTTATCATTGAACCATTTGGATCATACAATGGAATAAATCCTGGAGGCACCTCTTGAGGTTCTCCTTTTACATTATCCATCTTTACGGTTGAATCAAATTTTTCTTCATATGGTTTTGGAGGGGCGTCACCTTCCGGTCTAGGCTTATAAGGTGGTCTATCACCTTCCGGTCTAGGTTTATAAGGTGGTCTATC